GTACAGATGCGCGGTGGCAATGGTCGCTAGAAAATTTACCCAGTCTAGAGTAAAAGAGAATGCCTCGCCTTCAGACTGGAGATCTTGTTCTCGAGGAGGGTGTTTGGATCGGCCCCAAAAACACCAACTACGTCGATATGGTCATGACGGACGATTCCCTTCGTTCCCAGAGCACGTCCCGTCACAACAAGTACTATGACGCGAAACCTTTCGAGTTTCCTATCCTGTACGGTGTCGAGAAGGAGATTCGCGTCCAGCTCGACGATCCGGTCAGCACGTACGCCATGTACCAGACTGACTCGTACGCTCAGCGCTACGCAAAGAAGTAAAATATAAAGTGTATTATATATGGACCTATTGTCATTGGCCGCAGTCGCAGGTCTCGTCTACGTAGGTAAACGAAAGAGCGACGCGACTCCGACTGAATATGACGCCGCGACGATGCCACCCCAGCCCATCACGCGTCGTGATCTTGTACAATCTGAATTTCGGCGGTCACAGGACCCCGTGTTCGACGAAACAATTATGACTCCCGACATCGGACGTGGGTTTGCAGGTGATTGGCGCCTGAAACCCAAAGAAATTGCACCGAACATGGGTGACGCCTGGGTCAAGGACGGGAGACGGTTTCCGTTCGGCCAGCCCGTGTATGACGTGTCGGCGCGCGAAAATGTATCGAACCGGATGAACAACCTGAATCCGGGCGAAAAGGTGAATGTCGGTCGCGGTCTCGGTCTCGATCCCAATACGCCGGCCGCAGGCGGGTTTCAACAGTTTTTCCGCGTCCTGCCAAACAACATCAACGAGGAGCGTCTCCATAACCTCGAAGGAAACTGGGGCGGACCGGCAAACGCCGTCGTCAAGAATGGCGGTACCACGATGGGTGAAATTACACACCACGCCAAGGCGTCCAAGACGTGGACGCGTGCCCCGACCCAGAATCGCGGCCAGGGTCAGGGCGGTGCTCTCACTGCACCGGAGGGTCGTCCCGATTTCCAAAAGACGCGCCGGACGACTAACCGCCAGGAGACCGGGTACCGTGATGACACGCTCGGTGACGGCCCGGCCCAGTACATGATCGGCCAGGCGTACGACAGCACGCTGCTTAACAACGGCATGACGCGCTGGTCAGAGAATCGCGTGAATCCCGACCGGGCGGCGAACGCCGGTCGTATGAACGTTCGCGCCGATCCGGTCGGTCAGCTCGGTGCGAACACGACAACCCGTCTCGAGGCGAGCTCGCTGCCTCTTCGACCGGCCGACGGATCAAAGAATTACATGTACGTTCCGCCCCAGTACGACAAGCTCAACGTGTTCAAAGGGAACGAAATCCGGGCCGATCTGACGTTGGCCAAATCTGTCCGGGCAAACAACCCACTCGCTCAGCCGGCGTTTTCGGATTACGCAAAGTGAAAAAAAAATACCGCCTCTGAGTAAATGAGCGGTGGTATTGTTCAGCTCGTCGCGGTTGGCGCTCAGGACGCATACCTCACCGGTAAACCCGAGGTTTCATTCTACCGTTCGTCGTACAAGCGCTACACGCATTTCGCCAACTCGGTCGAGCGCCAGCTGATTAGCGGTACTCCGTCAGCTGGTGGTATTTCCACGATCCGCTTCGAGAAGAAGGGTGACCTCCTGTCGTACGTGTACCTGACGGCCCGCGATGGTAACGGTGCCATGGTACCCAACCTGAACTGGACCTCGAACATCATCGACAAGGTGGAGCTTCTGATCGGCGGCCAGGTGATTGACATGCAGGACAGCGAATGGATGAATAACATCGAGCCGGTTGTCGGCGCCGTGAACACCAACCAGCGCCTGCTCGCACCATACGCCGGTGATATCAACCCGGGCGCATCCACAAACTCCTTCCAGGCTCTCAAGTTTTTCTTCTGCAAGGATTGGCAGTCGGCCCTGCCCCTCGTGGCGCTCCAGTATCACGACGTCGAGATCCGTATCACCTGGTCGGCGAACCTCGGTCTGGCGGCGACGAGCGGCGCGAGCCTCGTGTCGCCCGAAGCAACCTACGGCTCTCTGCAGTACATCCTGTGGACCAACTTCATCTACCTGGACCAGTCCGAGCGTGATTACTTTGCCAAGAACGCACAGGACATGCTCATCACCCAGGTCCAGCGCCAGTTCATCCCGGCCACGCCGGTGATGGAGCTTGCGTTCGCCCACCCGATCAAGTACCTGGCATTTTCGTCCAACAGCTACACGTCCGTGTACAACTCGAGCGCGGCGGCGGCGTCCCAGCTTCAGTTCAAGACGCAGGTGAACGGCGTGGACATCGGTGAGTCCAAGGCGCTCATCAACTGGGTGGACGCGACCCAGTATTACCACACGCCGAACGGCTATGCCCCGTTCGGTGCCGTGTCGAACGTCGCGATCGTGCCGTTCTGCCTCGACACCGCCAAGCTACAGCCGACCGGTACGCTCAACTTTTCGCGCATCGACACCTACCGCATAGTGACCCCTTCGACCATCAGCGTCAAGACCCTGAACCAAAACTCGCAGAATACCAACGCCGCATACCTGTACGCCGTAAACTACAACGTACTTCGTATTCAGGCTGGTATGGGCGCCCTGCTTTACAGCTCTTAAAAACCTACCCTAGGAGTAAGAAATGCAGATTTGGCGATGGGTGTTGCTCATCGGGCTTTTGTTTCTGATTACGTACGATCCGTCCACGCGTACAATGGCTAATTTTTTTGAAGGCCCCATGGTAGAGGGCGACCGCCATGGCCGATCCGCATCTACGTCAGAGACACAAATCGATAGCTATTCCAGTGACGATGATCGGTAACCGACCACACATGCTCATCGTACACGACCGACGATACAAAGAGTGGACGTTTGTCACAGGCGGGTGTCGCCGCCGCGAAGTCTATAACCCCTTACGGTGCGCAGTTCGTGAACTACACGAAGAGACCAGGGGGACTATAGATATGAAACGTGGTGCCTATACATATTTTCGGTTCTCGACCGATTACAAAGGACCGGGTGATACAGAGGCGGATGCCGATACGATAAGTGTCTACCACGTATACGTACTCGATCTTCCCATGTCGGCCGTAGAACAGACGGACGTCATAGAAAAATTTTATGACCAACGTACCAAAATGGAAACGAATCAAGTTCCGTTTAAAAAGAATCACGATGAAAATACGGAAATGCGATGGGACACATTCGAAGGAATTTCGGACCGGTCCGACCTATGGATTCTGATACGCGAGTGCGTACTCAACAATCCTGATTTTAAAAAAGCCCTGAGCGCGTCCGACAAAACGAGCTTTTATCTCCGACCATGAGAGATATGACTCGTCCGAAACGTGTTTTTGCCGAAATGCTCGCCGCCGCACAGGGTGGTGACATCGACGTGGATGATATCTGCGACCGACTTTCGTTGGCCGATATCATGTACGAACTCAAAAAACTCGAAAAGGAGGCTGAGGCCGAGGCCGAAGAAGCCAAGGCTGCTGTAGCGGCAGCAGAAGCCGAGGCGGTCGCGGATGTCGCGGCCAAGAAGAAGAAACCGGTCGTTGATGAGCCACACAAGATTGAGGATTTTTGGACACGCATCTCAGGTGAGTGAATATGTCTGCTTAGAGTAAATGAAAACACAGCCTCTTCTTATTTTTTTAGTAGTTAGTTCCATCGCTCTTTGGTTCCTACTCACAGCGACTCGCGCAGAAATGCGCAAGTCATCACGGGGGGTGAAGTCGTCCCCGAAGTCGTCACGGAAGTCGTCCCCGAAGTCGTCACGGAAGTCGTCAACGAAGAAATCGAGGTCGCGGTAAATGAAAATGTTTGCCTGTAATAAGAAATGAAATCTGGTCCACTTCTGGCCGCAGCAGGGTTCGTCGCCCTATGGCTCGTTCTGACCAAGTCGTACGCGGGCTACAAAGGTCAGGAGACGGACAGCGTCGCTGATCGCTACGTAAAGAATCCCCACGTTTCAACGTAAACGGGATGTTGACCATCGCACGTCCGCCGACGCGTGTACCACGGGGCGAAAAAAAGCCCAAAAAGGTTTTTACTTTGCACAGTAATGCAAATTCGGTGTTTGCGTGGCGGACATCGAACGAAAATATGAAAATTGCCACCGTCGTCTTCCGGCGACGACAGGATGCGCTTCTTATGGCGCACATGATCGAACGACATGTGCGCCAGAAAAAGGAATGGCCTTCGCCGACAATGTTTGATTTTCAGCTCGATGGCGGACCTCCGGTCGGCGAAGACCTATCTCTGATTGATATCAACACGTGGGAAATGGATGCTCTCAAGGTTTTTTGCGTCGAGGCCTACCTCGACATGGTGACAATCAGTCAACTGGTACAGACGAGTGACGGGTTTCGAATCAGTGGCGAACTGGTGTCACTCGAGGTCCCGTACGGATTGTATACCGAGCGGCTTACCCACCTGTACAATTTAATTTAGCGCCGGGCAGCCTTACGTTTGCGGAACGCGGCGAGGAGGGCACGCGCGACCGCCTGTTTGTTCCGGTTGTTCGGCACGTATGGCCGACCCTCATTATGTTCCAGCGCCCATGTGGCGTACAGATTTTTGTGTACCCGGGGCAGAACGCCGCGAGACGTCCGACCGGCAAAATTACGAATGTGCTCACCCATGCGATGATGCGTCGTCAGCCGGCTCGTAACACCGACGGTCGGGTGTAGACCGAGGCTATGTTCGGGGAACATTTGTCGGCGCCACTGGTACGCATTGAGATACCCGAACATTGGATCGGCGGCCCGTTTGCGTGCGCGCTTCTGGACCTCGGCCCGGAGAGCCGCCGGGATCTTACGTTGTATAACACCCGTCGCGTTGATTTTGTTACGCATCGCTTTGCTCGTCAGACGCAGACGATACAGATTTGCGAGATTCATCGTGTTGAGCAGTCTGTTCATGTGTCCGATATTACCCTCGAGCGTGTGCGCCGGGGACGCAGCGCGTTTACCTTTACGGTTATAGTTTGCGCGCGCATTCTCAAAGGCCTTATTGTTGTTATAGTTTTCGCGTTTGGGAGATGGCATGGTCTTACTCTCGGTTGACATTATTTTTTAGGACGCGCGCTCAAACATCTCGGCTATGTACGCGCGGCGCTTGACTGGCAGGACACGTACGCCCCGGACGCGCTTGGCGTACGGCGCACGTTTAGCCCCCAGATTCGCGCGCTCTTTGCGGTTGAACTTAGGGCGGATCGGCGACGGAATCACCATCAGGTTCTTTAGATACTTGGTCGCGCGCTCGGTACCGCCTGGGCTCTTGTGGAACTTCGCCTTGGGGTTATACGCAAGACCACCTGCGGCCGTGCGCGCAACGTACTTACCGGCGGCCGTCTTACGGATGACGCGACGCTTCGAGTTGAGGAAACCGGTCGGGGTTCCGGAAGACATCTTAGCAGTGACACAGAAAATTTTACGCACGTGCCGGAGGAATGTACGCCTTGCCGGTCAGAACCTTGGTTGCATATGCCGTCGCGAGTACGAAATGAATGTGTGGCCAATCGAGTGCCTCGACCGTCGTAACTTTTACGTTCATCGGATTGGCATTAATCTCGTCGACAATCTGGTTTCGGGCCGTCGGGTCACCGAGGGTCGGCGCGAGCACAGTCATCTTCTGGAGCCATTTGACGTGAGACTCGTTGGCACAGTCAAACTTTTGAATAAAACGCGACGTGATCGTATCACCCATTTAGTTACTAGGCACCTCACGTCTTTAGGGGAGAAACGAAGAGATAGTTGTGTTCGGGCCGTTTGATCACCTGTGTGTACCCGAGTTCTTTGAGAAATTTAGGAACCGGTCCGTTGTCGAAATCGAAAATTTCGACATACATGTGCGGTAGGTGTTTTCGAATGGTTTGGGCCGCCCCTTTGAGCACATCGAGTTCGTGGTTCTCGACGTCAATCTTGATAAGACAGGGTGTACCGGTGTAAAGGTCATCGAGTCGCTTGACCCGGATGTCGGCCACGCGATCGTACCCGGTAACGTCGTGTGGCGCGAGAGTCGATCCACCATAGTTACACGTCGATTCCGCATTGTGCCGTTCTTGGTATATAGGCACGGTAGCTTCGCTGGACGAGAGGCCGTATGGGTGAACTGTGATGGGCCACGTGGTCGTGTTTTGGTCGACATTTTTTTGAGCAATCGGGTGGTACAATGGTTCGAACGTATGGACCGGACCGTAATCCGAAAACATGAGTGCATTCCAGCCAATGTTACCACCGATATCAAGAATGTCCATACCGGGTTTCACGAGGTGCGGAAGATCCTGGCGCATCCAGGCGTCCCATTCGTGGCCGCGACTTAGACACGCGCCGATGTACTGGTCGTCGGCCAAGATATCGACCTTAAATTTACCGACGGTGAACATTACACCTTAGGCACACAAGACCTTTAAATTCTTGGCCCATACCAGGAATGAACATCTTACTCGTGTCACTCTTCGAAATACTTGGTGACTTTCAATTGAAGTTCTTTGCACGCGGAGGAAAGCTCGCGAATCTTTTCGGCGGTCTCGCTGGATATTCCGGTGTCATATACTTCCTCATCGCTGCTCTCAAACAAGGCAACGTCCTGTTCACGAATGCGATGTGGGATGGCCTCTCGGGCCTGCTCGAATCCCTGGCGGCGTACATCTTTCTGGGCGAGCGTCTCAATCACTGGAGTCAGTACGTCGGCTTGGCCATGATCACCTTGGGTCTTATGGTGTTGAAGAAGGGTGGCGTGGCCTATTAGGGTCGCGATGGCGAGCGCATCGCCGGCGGCGTGCTGCGCCACGAGCGCAAGCTGAACCTTTTGGGTCCAGGTCAACTTGCGTGTGTGCCAAAAGAGACCGAGTGTCTCCATACACATAAACAACACGAAATCTATATGTACATGGAGCGTCTTATCCGCGAAAACATCCTTCCTAGGCTCGACGCCCACGAGGCCGAACTGTACGAGCTGCGCGGTGCGACCTGGCCCGTGTGCCAAGCCCTCAAGGATCGCAAAATGCCGTTCCGGAACATCAAAGAGAAACAAAAGTTTTTTAGGTTCTTGGACCTGCACGAAATGCGTCGTCTGCTCGGACTCAAAGCAGCCTATTGTCGGATCGATGACGTGTCGCTCGAAGAAGAAATCAGGATGATTTCGGTAGACCGTTAAAGATAAAATGTATAGTACACTTATAAATGCTTATCCCAGATTGTTTCGATAAGTGTTCCATTGTACCAAAAGGTATTATTCATGTAGGTGCGCATATGTGCGAAGAACGTCAAATATATGAAAAAGCGGGATGTGATGATACGAAAGTTGTCTGGATTGAAGGTAATCCTCAACTTTGTCGTAGCATTTCCCATAACTTTCCGTCAGTCAAAGTGTATAACGGTCTCATTTCCGACAAGGAAGAAGATGTTGATTTTATCGTTACAAATAATGGTCAGTCGAGTTCGTTCCTTGAGCTCAAAGAACACAAACTTCAGCACCCCGATGTTTATGAAATCGGGCGTATCAAACTTAGGACGACGACTTTGCCAGAACTTCTGAACCGGAACTCGATTGATATTACCAACTATGATTGTCTTATGATGGATATACAGGGTGCCGAATTGCACGCACTCCGTGGTATGAAGGATATACTTTCAGGGTTTAGACTTATATATCTTGAAGTAAACGTAAAAGAAATATATGCCGAGTGTGGGCAGCTCTCAGAAATTATTGACTTTTTACAGCCTCACGGTTTTATTATGAGGGACATTAACATGACTCAGTATGGTTGGGGTGACGCTGTATTTGTTCGTCGCTGAAAACCATCCGCCGCACAAGTTCGTCAAACGTGACGATTGGTTTCCAACCGGAAACCTGGCGAAACTTCGTAGAATCACCGATGAGCATATCGACTTCGGCCAGACGATAAAATTCCGGATCCCGGACGACGAGTATCTCGTTCGTGTCAGAGTCCCGGGCCGTACCTTCAAGGTGATCCCACACAAGGTTGGTTCCTATACATCCAAACGCTTTTTCGATAAATTCGTAGACTGTGTGAGTTTCGTCCGTCGAGATAACATAGTCAGCCGGTGTACCCAACTGGAGCATACGCCACATTCCGTCGACATAATCAGGTGCGTATCCCCAATCACGTCGTGATTCAAGGTTACCAAGACGAATCGGAAATTTCCGAGCCCCGATCGCCTTTGTAATTTTGCGCGTCACAAACTCTTCGCCGCGACGTTCAGATTCGTGGTTGAAAAGGATACCCGTGCACGCATACAACCCATGGGCCTCGCGGTAGTTTTTAGTGATCCAGTACGCGTACACCTTTGAGCACCCGTAGGGACTACGGGGATAAAATGGAGTTGTTTCTGTCTGTGGTGTTTCCTGAACTTTTCCGAACATCTCAGATGTTCCCGCCTGATAAAATCGAATACGCCGATCGCCCGATTGTCGAATCGCTTCAAGAATATTCAACGGACCGAGTGCATCAACACGCGTCGTCCATTCGGGCTGCTCGAATGAAACCTGAACCTGTGATTGTGCCGCAAGATTATAAACCTCAATTCGGTCCCACGATTTGTCAGCCGTGACTGTACGAATGAGCATTGACATACAGTGGGGATCGGTTACGTCACCTCGCACGAGGTTGAATCTGTCGTGCACAGGTGTCGCCTTTGTATGACTCGAAAAACGCATGAGCCCGTACACCGTATACCCCTTTTCGAGAAGTAGTTCGGCCAGGTAAGACCCATCTTGTCCCGCGACTCCTGTAATAATTGCAACCCGGGACATTACACTTTATACTCAGTCAGACTTTAAGCAATACCAGTCATCCACATGGACCGTCTTGACGAGCTGGTACCCCTTCGAGACCAGAAGTTTAAATATGTTGTTTCGCTTTTCAACCTCAAAGTTGTGTTCGATCGAAATACACTTGAACTTGTATTTATCGAATGGGAATACGCGCAGGACCTCGTATTCGGCGCCTTCGATATCAAGGTTCATGTATCCGATTTCGGACGGCACATCGTACTCGACGAGAATACTCTCGAGCGTCCGCGTCTTGAACATGTGTTTCCGGATGGTAGTATACTTGAACAAGTTATCTTTGTGCATACCGAGTTCGGTCGTAATGCCGCTACACCAGGGTTCCTGGACCGAATAAGAAAATTCAACCTCCTTGTCGTCGCACGAGTACACAACAGCTTTCACGACGGTCGTGTTCCGGTCGTCAAAATTTTTAGGGAAGGCGTCTACGCAAATACCCTTCCATCCATTCTGTTCGAGCAAAAGACTATTGCTCAGAAATGTCCCATCTTGACACCCTATGTCGAGGTAAAAACTCGGCTCCGTGACGACCGACAGAACCCATTTATCGGCACCGAGCTGGCTCATCTAAAGTTATAGTACCTCTGTAACTTTAGATGATCATTGATACTTTCATTTTTTATAACGAGCTCGATATTCTCGAGCTCCGTCTCACCGTACTTGATCCGTACGTCGATCGGTTCGTACTCGTCGAGTCGGAACTTAACCACGTCGGTCTTCCGAAGGAACTATTCTTCGAAAGGAACAAGCAGCGATATGCACAGTGGCTCCCTAAGATCACACACATTGTCATCCGGGCGGAAGATATGCCCATGGATACCAATGCCCTCGGGCGCGAAAAGTTCCAACGGGATTATATCGTACACGGCCTTGCAGATGTACCGGACGATGTGACCGTCATGCTCAGCGACGTGGATGAAATACCCGACCTGGCTCGCATTCCTCTCAAAACTCTCCCGGTCGTCATCCACATGTGGATGTTTGAATATTCATTCAAGTACCTTCACATAGGTGAACCTTGGTTCGGGACTGTGATTACGACCGCCGCCGATATGAAAACCCGCCGGCCGACATTTTTTCGAGACAATCGCTGGTCGTTTAACCGGTTTACGTATGCCGGATGGCATCTCACGAGTTTTGGCGACGCGAAACACGTTCTGAATAAGATTAACACGTATTCGCATCATGCCGATGTTGGTATTTTCGCCGAACGGACCATGGACACATTCGAGCGCATCATACGTGATGGAATTCACCACGACGGTAAAACAAAGTTGATTCCGTGGACACCGGATGTCCCGTTACCGGCATCGGCTGAGATTCTTTCTACAATCTTTTATTCTCAGCGGTCCTAAACCATTCTACGGTTCGACGTATACCTTCCTCGAGTGGCGTATATACGAAATCGATTGCAGTATGATCGGCAGTTTTTTTGAGCTGACCGTTCGTGCGTGTCGTATCGTATGTCACCGCGCCTTTGAAGTCGAATGCTTTTGTGACGAGATCGACCACGTACGACAACGGCACTTCGGCGTCCGGTGGACATAGAATCATCGGGCGATCCAGTGTCGTGTAATTTTTATAGGCCCAAAGTGTCAGACGGGCAATGTCACCACTGTATATAAATTGGCGCTGAGGTGTTCCGTCGCCCGCGATGACAAACGGTGTTTCGTCCCGTTGGGCCAAGTAGCACTTGTGGATGAGAGCCGGGATGACATGAGCATCTGCAAGATTAAAATTGTCGTGCGGGCCATAAATGTTTGACGGGACGACACAAAAGTATTCCCGTCCGTATTGTTGTCGGTATGCCCGACAATGAATATCAGCCATCCTCTTTGCGTAGGCGTAAGCCTGATTACTCGGATGAGGAGGTCCGGTGTGAAGCATATCTACCGTCATAGGATACGCGGGGGGCTTATCAGGGAATATACACGTCGACAGGTAACACATGACCCGCCGAATGTTGTATTCGTGGGCAACCTTGAGAATGTTGGTATTCATGAGCATATTGTCTTCGTACATCTCGACTGGATGAGCCATATTTTTGAATACTCCACCGACATTCGCCGCAAGGTGAATCACTCCATCGAATGGCATATGTTTTTTGAACAATGAACGAACTTCGTGAATGTCCCGAAGATCCGCGTCGTTCGAAGATACGGGAATCCACTCGGCGCCATCAAGTTCGACGAGTGCACGACCGACCAGACCAGAAGCACCGGTTACCAAAACCTTCATTGATTAAATGTGCACTCATTTGTTTATATGACCTGTGAAGTTATGTCAATATAAACTTGGTCTCGGCTTCCCATCCACCGACTCGTGAATCCTGATAAAACAATGGTTTGCGCGGCGTGTATACATTAAATAGGGGCATCGATCGACACGGTGGTATATCGTAATCTGGCATGGGTCGAAGTGACATTTGCTCGTAACCTCTTAAACAATTTTCTGCCCATCGTCTTGTTCTGAACAAAACAGCGTGAAGTGATAGCATGTTGTAAAGCCGAACAGTGTCATCATACCCGGGTACGCTCTTGTATTCTATGTGCAGAATACCCTGGTCGACGTGTGGCGGAAGACCGTATCGACTCACGCCAAGATATACGGCATCGGCATCTTCGGGGAATTCTATTGTGTGCCCGAACCATTCTGTTGCACTACAATCATCTTCCATCAAAATAAATGGTTTGAAATCTTCTCCTTCAAGACGACGTTTAACAACATCTATCATCCCGAATACACCACTGTGTTTCCCGCGATCGCATATACCTACATGACATGTACCCACGAGTCCCGCATTCTCGAGCATTCGGTCCATGTGTACTCGGCGTTCAGGTCTATGAGGGCCGTGCAGGTATACGATATCGACATTCCTGATATCAAGGAGCATCTGATTCACATACGCCTTAGTTGTTTAGATGGATAAAGGATTCATGTTCGGTCTATGTAATATGGCGGTCGTATTTCTTCCGTACGGTGGAGGGTTAGGTAACCTGATATTTTATCATCATGCGGCATTTGCTCTTTCAAAGAAACTCGGTGCACCGATGTATATCAACTCGGACTATCAAGACGAGAAGCGCAAAAATATAGCCCTGTATGACAAAATTTTCAATCATGTAAATTTTGTAAATCGGGAATCAGACATCTTGCAAAACAAAGGTGTCATGTACATGGAACCTAATTATTATTACGACCCGATTGATGTTCCCGCGGACACTGTCGTTTTCATGCAGGGATATTTCCAGTCGTATAAATATTTTTGGGACTGCATGGGTGATATTATTAATCAGTTTCGGACAAACCTAGGAGATGATTTTATGAAAAAAGAATATGACGAACTTCGGTCCGGTGAGAAAACTGTATGTGTTCATGTTCGCCGGACAGACTACTTATCCCTTTCGGACATTCACCCGCCTCTACCAGAAGAGTATTACGAAAATGCACTCACGCATGTATCCGGACGGGTGCTCGTGTTTTCGGACGACATAGGGAGTATCAAACACTGGGACGTGTGGAAGACGCGCGACACCATATTTGTCGACGAACCGGATCCGGTCCGTACTTTGTGGCTCATGAGCCTATGTGACGCATTTGTTATTGCAAATTCGTCACTGTCGCTCAATGCATACCTGATGGCAAAGTATTTGCGCGATACGCCATGTGTCGCGCCTGTCAAATGGTTCGGACCAAAAGGAGTTCAGTTTCGAATCGATGACATTGTTCCCCCAGGTACAATTACGCTCTGAAATCGTTCAGATGTGCAATACCTTCGGCGACACTGTCATCTATAATTATACAACCCTTGGCTTTTTCAAAATTCTCAAGAGCGTACGGTTTCATGGATTCGTACAACTCAAATGTTAAAGTTGGTAAAATCTTTTCAAGGTCATCGAGTGTTTCAAAATGAATAATACCCTTCGTGTTGAAGAATTCGCCAATATTCGGACACCCCCATAAAATAGGTATAGCCCCGGTGACAAATGCATGTGTTAGATATTCTGTAAAATAATTATCTATGCTACAGTTCATCGTGACGATGACAAATGCATAATCTTTGTATGCATCGAGACTTTCTGGATACGGAAGGTATTGGCCACCGTACGTATCCATATGGGCACCAAATTTTTCAGTGATATCGTGTCGGAGACGATGACCAATTGCATCTTTTTTTTCCGAGAGCACGAGTGATAGTAGTTTTGGTTTTTCGTACATGGATCGATCTGGTTCAGGTATACGAACACTTGACGTAATATATTTGATATATTTTTGAGGATTACTTTTGAGTAGATCTGGGTGCCACGTCAGAATATAATCAAACTTTTCTTCAAGATATTTATGGTTATTGTTGGTGTACCATGTATCTCTAATCACCGGTGGCTCGATGATCCATGCAATTTTGATACGCGATTGGACCTGGTCGACATATGACATACACCGATCAGTGAAGAGCGTAATACCGTCCCAGTTCATCCGGTCGCGTACATACTGAATTTTCGTCGCGGGAAGTACACCGGATGAATCATGTCCATAGGCCGCGAGCACATGTGCAAACTCCATGTCAAATAAGTTTACAGTGAGGACCATTTTTTAAACAAAGATTATATTCTTAAAGTAATACGTTGATAAACAAGTATGTCACGTCGCCTAGTAACGACGATGACAGTCATCCCGACACGCGAAGAATCCATCGTAGGGACGATCGAGAGCATTCAGGCCGGTACTTTAAAACCAGATGCCATATATGTGAACATTCCGCTGGCATACATTCGGTTTCGCCAAACGCTCGACGAAGGCCTCATCCCGAAACTGAAAGAGCTCGGCGTACACGTGATCGAACTCGAACACGACCGCGCGTGTCTCAATAAAATTCTTCCAGTGCTCGCATACGAAACCGATCCAGAGACGCTCGTCGTGACGCTCGACGACGATATGACGTACGCACCGCGATTCATCGAAGGACTATACGAGGGCTGGAAACAATTTGGAGATGTAGTCGGATACAGCGGAATGTATTATCCCGAAACGGTGTTGCGTCACACGGGACAACTTCGTTACGGGATTGTATGGGGACACGGAAACCGGGCGGACATTCTCGAGAATGGGTTCGGTACGATGTTTCGGCTCGGGGTCCTCAAGGGGTTTCCGGACCTGCCGCCATTGTCAGCCGACGTAGATCCGGTCATGTACATAAGTGACGATTACATTATGGGTCGTTTTTTTGATCACAAAGGTGTTCCGAAACGGGTCGTGTGTCATCCGTGGATCGGACGCGTCGGGGACGATTGGACATCCATGTGTACCGAGAACGCAAATGCCAAAACGTTCGAACTTGCGACGTCGCGCAATCCGCTCGCTGATTATATTAGGGCCGGCGAACTGTTCTCGGTGCACACAGGCCTTCGATCCCATCCTTCAAACTGATACGGGGTTTCCACCCGGATGCAAGGAAATCGGGCCGTGGTTCATTAACCTTTGTCTGAAAGCTTGATGTAACTGATCCTGGGCAGAGTTCTGCGTTGTAAAATTGTGCAATGATCTCAGCAACAGTTTTAATACTTACCCATTCGTAATTACTTATATCTATCATTGAGCCATATTTACTTTTTACAGATTCGAAATTTTCCATAATGTGACATGCCGCTACCGCAAAATCTTCGGTATGAAGAAACTGGCGCGTCTCTTCGCCGTCGGTGAGCATACTGATACGTCCACCGGTTTTAGCTTGGTGTATAAAATCAGCAATGGCGTGCGATTTATCTCCAATCTCTTCGGGGCCGTATACATTCCATACTTTAATATTTATTCCTCCTAAATATTCGGTATAAAATTCAGCGATACGTTTGAGTGGACCGTACGGGTTATGATCCATATTTGACATTTGGGACGTCGTATGTATAAATGGAACACCTGAATCCCTAATCGCACTAAATGTATTTTCCAAGAGTTTCATATTATTGGAAATGTACTCGGTCGTAGTGGTTGAATACTTTGACCCACCGACATCAAATGCAAAAAACGCTACAAACTCAACGTCTTTTAAAATAAAATAAAGAGATTTGGCAACTCTTAAATCGTGATCCGTGACTAGTGCAATATCCCATTCAGTCACTTGGTGACCCCTTTCCCTAAGATAGTGCGTAAAAGCGCGCCCGATGACTCCCTCTGACCCGAGCACGAGTACCCGCATTTATATATAGTTTAGCTGTAATTCTTTATTTCAGCGTTAACATGTACAGCGTCGACCGCACAAGCGCAGTAACTTCATCCTGAATATTCTTCAGGTAGGTGTCACGTGGCATGCGACACGCGCGTATGCGCGTCAGCAGACCCTTGAAGTATGCGCGGGCGCTCACCTTCGTCCGTGTGTTACGCGGGAGCGTCATGCGCTTGAGCCGACCGTATTTGCCCATGTAGGCCTCGGCGTACGCGTCTAGCAGGGGTACGATACCCTCGTAGTACGCCTGGAGCGCTTTATGTTCCGCGAACGACTTGGTCGTCAGGTGGTACATGTGCGCTTTTTCGCGCGAACGCATGAGCAAAGCTATATACTTTGCCGGTCCGGACATTTTTTCGTCGTTACTCTTAGTAGAGATGATTTTCGAGGAAACAGGTCTTGCCAAAGGCACGAAAGTGTACAAGGGTGTGAGAGTCAGGCGTCTACTGGGTGACGTCCGCCATTTCTTCGTCACGACGAACCCCCGGATCGCCAAGGGGTACGGTCACCCTTTGGCGTATCAGACGAAGCGCGCCGTACGTCTGTTTACGATGTCGGCCCGTAACCTGAAACTTCTGACGACCAAGTACCCCGGTCTGACCAAAGAAACCCGTACACTGATTCGGTTCGCGCTCGGGACCGGTACGACCCGGGCACAACAGGCTGCCGCATACAAAGTTATGTACGGTAAGGGTGTTCCCGGTGCACGTAATGTGCGCGCCGGTCAACGTCTGAGCGTCTCGGACATTGATGCCAAATTGGCACAGCGGCTGACGCGCGAATTTCTTCGCCCGGAACGGTACGACGGGTACTATTCGCCGCGGCGCAAAAGTATATTTCACGAGGGTGCTTTCCACTCCGAAATTATGTTGTGTGACGGCTCTCGGACGCTCGAACGCCGGGTCACAAAGGAACACCCGCGGGCGCTCTATGACCGTCGGACCATCGTACGTTCGCTCCCGGAACTGTTTGTCGCGTATTGCAAGACGCACAGACGTCTGACGCGCCAGTACGGCGGCTTCGTCCCGTATCTCGGCGGTGGTATGGCCGTCCGCTTGTACCTCGAGGCCCGACGTAAGAAGATGCCGCCGCTCGTCCGCGGTACGTCCGATTTCGATTTCACATTTGCGGTCCCGCGTCGGCTCACGTCGCGGGTCGCCGTTTCGACGCGCATTTTTGCCATGCGCCAAGTCATGTCCAGCCACGTGACGGGATTCATCGCGTGGCTCAACAAGGAGTACCGGACGGCCGGTGTGAAACTGGTCGTGAATGAGTTTGTTCCGCCGATCCGGGTCCTGCCTGCGACCGGAAAGACTGTGTACCAGGTTATTTCGTACAAGCTTCAGTTTCCCGGTATGGCCGAACCGGTCGAGTTTGTCGATTCTACCTTGGCGTACGTACCCGGTATCGGTCGTGATCACATCCACCGCGAAATTACGCGCCATTATGGCATTCCGCTCGAACGTCTGAAATATATGTACAAGAACGTTCTGGTTGTCCTTGCCGGTTCGTTCGTCTACCCGGGCATCAAGAATCGTAACCCGCTCACAGGCCAACGGCCCGAAAAGGGTCTGAAAAATGCAGCCCGGTTGGGCTCGCTTCAAAAACTGCGTCGTGGCAACGCCGCCGTCCAGAACTTCATAAAGAAGATAGGCTCCAGAAACGTAGGCGGTGCACGCAAACGCGCCGAACAAATAATCCGATCTATTAAAAGAGGATGAGACGAACGTGCGTCCAGGTCCGGAAAGTCCTTCGGGATTCCGGGCCAATTGTGAAGCGAACGACGCGGTTCGTCGAACGGCACATTGTGCGAACGTCCGTGGTTGGTTTTGTGCCGTCGGTCGTGAACGATACGGTGATTCATCACGTACAATTTTCCCCTATTGAACTGTTGCACGTCGTGACCGATGACGTGTCCGTCACGAGTCTTACAGCCCTGGCGACACTTCTCATGCGTCTTCTCTAGTACAGACACTGGTTATCGGTCGCGCACTCGAATCTGAAAAGCATGAACGTGGGTGTGTTTGTGACCAGGCTCGCGCCCGTCTGATCGTAGAGCGACACGGTGAGCCGGTCAAGTTTACGAATAGGGTTTATGTATGATGCGTAGGCCGGATACTGACTCGCGGACGCGAACAGGAACCGTCCGCCGGACGGAACGCCGTGGACGGTCGCAAAAGCCTCGGCCATGACACGCGCGTTCACAGGAACCTGTGTCACTTGGCCGACGCTCGATGTATTTCCGGACACGGACTGTTGGTACTTGAGCACGGCGTGGTCGTGAAACTTATTGACGAGCTCTTCGACCTGTACGTAGACGACATTGGACGTCGGTGCCCCGGTCGAATCGATACTGGCGCTCAAAAGTTCGGCCCGGACGACGTTACGGAGCGGCACGTTGAGGTAGGCCGTAAACACGTTCGATGCGTTCGGCGCCGAGGCATACAGACTGTCGACCGAAATGGTATACACTTCGCGGGTCTCACAGCGACTCATTACTTGTACTGTAGATAAAGATTTACACCCATATTCGTGTACAATGGCAGCACAGCTTCTGGTCACTCGCCTGACACCGAACGCTATCCTCCCTGCGCGCGGTTCTGCGGGCGCCGCCGGCTATGACCTCTACGCGACCGACGGGTACGTCGTCCTTCCTGGACACCGTGTCGTCGTATCTACCGGCGTGGCCGTTCAGCTCCCACCCGGAACCTATGGTCGCATTGCACCTCGCTCTGGACTGGCCGTGAAGCACGGTCTGGAAACGCTCGCAGGTGTCATCGACCCGGACTATACGGGCGAGCTCAAGGTTGTACTCGTCAACACGGATATGCGTCTACCTTTTGTGATCAAGCCCGGGTATCGCATCGCGCAGCTCATCCTTGAGCAGTACGTGAGTGCCGATGTCGTCGAGGGTGCGCTACCAGATACGACCCGTGGTGCCGACGGGTTTGGTTCGACCGGAATCTGAAAAAAAAGGGGCTTTGTACCCCGAGCTCCAATAGTATAATCGGTAAGTACGGTGGTCTTATGAAAAACATGTTTTTTCATGGTAAGGGAGCCGCTAACCCCAGTTCGATCCTGGGTTGGAGCACTATGCTCTCGTAGCTCAATTGGTAGAGCACTCGTTTAGTAAGCGAGAGGTATCGGGATCGAACCCCGACGAGAGCTCAACGGTTCCATAGTATAATGGTTAGTACATAGGACTCTGAATCCTGTAATGCGAGTTCGATCCTCGCTGGAACCTGGCCCTGTAGCATAATTGGATAATGCGTAAGACTTCTAATCTTGAGACTGTGGGTTCGACACCCACCAGGGTCGTGATTATAAAGATACCCTTTATAATCACGTCTTTGATTAAAATCGTGTGGAACATTAATGAAACGGAAAGCGACCACGAACCTGAATACCCGAACCCCTAAACGCGCACGGCGCCCACCGACTCCCGTACCCAGACTGCCGCGCGAAATCGTCATGATGATTCTGAGCCGTGCGCGCCAAGCCAGACAAAACAACATCAGACGCGTCGCCCGCCAACTCCGCGCGAATAATCAATGGATAACTCCGGCAAATATCAGAATGCACCTTTACGGTGGATTCAACCCCGTGACCCAAAATGTGTACCCGTATACGCGTGCCGAAATAAATAATGTCGTAGCGCGTATGGTTGCGAACGATGAATTATAAAATTAAACTATTACAAATGAAACAACAGTTTGTGATTGCACTCGTTGTCGCAGTTGCACTTGTCGCGTGGTGGTTGTCACGGACGACCAACGGTGGTAAAGTTGACGATCGAGCGATCCGAACTCTTTATCGCCAAGCGGCGCGGTATATGGTGGCAAGTCTTCAGGATGAATCCGAAGTGATTCAGGTTCTGCACGCCAACTACGCTATGGGGTATATCATGGCTCTTCGTGATATAACAACCGATACGGAATTTAGACGCGCGACCGGTGAAGACCTTGATGCGTTCGAACACAAACTTGCAGTCGCCCAAGACGTTGCGACGCGGCGCCTCGTGGCGACACGTCCGGACCTCGTTCCGCTCGAGGATTCGTCAATTATGCAGGCCATATATTCTTCTTGAATGAGAGTATATGTCGTGTTGTACCGCTTGTAAAACCAGGTCGCCGTCGGCATCACCGTGCAGCCCTTCGCCACCGGCCCGACCGGCCCGTAATGTCTTTCCGGCACACGTGTGGCAGTTTATTGCCGCGCGCGCAAATGCGTCCACTCGGGCGGCACTCGCGCGAGCCATGCCCGGTGTCGTTTCGCGCCAAAGATATCCCGTACTGAACAGATCACTTAAAATGTCATACAAGGTACCAAAGGGCGGGCTGTACAAACTCACGGCCTTCGACAAGAAGAATCCGGCGGCGTATAAAGATCGCACGTGGCGTTATTACATTCCGCAGTACGGACGTGACTACTATTTCTTTAATACGCGCAACGGACCTGCGTTTACAATCAGTCGAAAAACAGGCCTGCGTCGTCCGGCGCCCGTATTTCCCAACGAGCCTAAAAAACCACGCCAGGCGAACCATACCTGGAATTCGTACCTGAAGCGCGTCAAAGCTGGCATGAGTTACGCGAAGGGTGCACCTGTTCGCAATGCTAAGATTGCCGCGATCGAAAACAAAGTGAACCGGTATCTCGGTGGAAATGAGGCTGCGGTCGCAAACGTGTCCATCCCGGACCTCATGTTTTGGGTCACCGGGGCCAACTGGATGCGGGCCAATAGTAGTTATCGGTACCGAGGTGGTCAATGGTACACCAGTTCGGGCAACAGACTGACAAAGCCGCGTATTCTACAAAATATCAAGAATTCTGCACCGTACCGTTAAAAATTTAAAAACAGCCTCTCTGTCACACGGGTTCTCAATAATATGAATAATTTCAGGACACGGACCGATAACTTGATTGAATGTCGTGAATTGTCGTTCGACCATATCGCGGTCGTATTTCTTTTCAAGTCTGGATCGGAGTACACGACACCATATATATAATTCTTTTTCCTCCATTATATATATGTCTATTCCAAATTTTAAGCGCATCGTAAAAAATAGTCACCCTGCCATCAAAGTAAACAACAATGGCCCCAGTTCGGTCAAAGTTTCGGTGGGTAACAATGCGTCGTACGTGACCGTTCGACCCAATAACAACCGGCCCGGTCATCTTAATATTTCAGCTATTGCGACCGATCCAAACTATGAGGGCAAGGGTCTGGCCGGATACATCACGGCGCTCGTCGTACGGGCGGCAAAAAATGCAGGATTTAAAAGCGCCGGCGGTATGTCTATTCATATTACATTTAACAAAAACAATGAAAATCGGGCAAGAAAATCAGTCTGGCCAATTTCATCATATATTTTTAGTAGATTGGGATTTCAAAAGTTACTCGTTCAGGGAAAACCTGGTGTTTATAAAGTCACAAATGCGAATCGTCACCGTGTCACATGGAACATCAACCTTGATAAAAATATACCCAAAGTGAACGAGAAATTGAGAGGCAACAACAAGTTAATAGGGAAATAAGTCAATGTACCATAAATGCTGTTCGTCGGCCCGAGTCTTCTCGCCGGTATCGGCCAAGTGACGAAACGGTACGCCGATCTGGTCGGCGGCGAATATATCGAATACCACCACCCTCCGTCGAGTAACGTTCACGAGATCGGGTTTGCATTCGTGCTCCCGCTCAAGAACCAAATGACGATGGTCGATTGGCACCTGGCCCCGTGTAAACACCGGATGTACATGACGGTGTGCGAAACCGAAACGGTCCATCCCGACTATGGCATACTCGTCGATCGGTACAGAACACTCTACGTGCCGAGTGAATTTTGTAAAAAGGTTTTCGAGCGACAGTTTCCGCACGGCGAATTCAAAGTTTTGCGTCACGCGGTGGCCAAACCGGAATATAGTCTCGTCGGTGAAGGTGTACCGGACGACGAGCCGTACGTTTTTTATACAATCGGAAACATGGCCGATCCTAGAAAAAATATCAAAATGCTCCTCGAGGCATTTGTGCGCCTCGAGGTTCCCAACGTACGCTTGTTGCTCAAGGCGACGTGTCGTACGCCGTATAATTTAAAATTACCGGGTGTCCATGTGCTGAACGATCTTATGACGGACGAACAACTCGATGCGATTCATCTCGTAAGCCACTGCTACGTCAATTGTTCACATTCGGAGGGTGTCGGGATGGGTGCGGTCGAGGCGGCCGTTCGGGACAAACCTGTTATTCTTACAGATTACGGAGGTCTGAAAGAATATGTGCCGTCGAGTCCGTTTGTCGTCACGTGTACGCGGACGACTGTCGGTCAGGATGATTTTTTGTACACGCGGGACATGGAATGGGGTCAGCCTTCACTGGACGATCTTATTAAACACATGCGTCATTGTGCGACGAACCGCATAACGACGTGGGACCATTCGGCGACCCGTCGTCTGATTGACGAATCACTTGACGGCTTCGGCGGCTCCATGTTCGATCCAGTAGTTGGACCCGTAAAGAACGAGAGCGAGTAGCACGGACGAGTACACTATAAACGCCTGCTGAGCCTTGAGATACGAAACAAACTCGTCAAAAGCCTGAATGCCAACCGGTTTCGTAAAGACGCGCGGGACGACAAGGACGATCGCTGCGTTGACCAAAAGTGCCTGGACGTACATATTACAATACACATTCAAAAAAAGTTAAACCATATGGAAATGCTTGCGGCAAAACGCCCCACACCCTGATGCTGCCCGGAAAGGACACTGGCGTCCTTCGAGGGTACGGGCGGTACACTGCGGTCCTGTGGCTGTGGCCGCCGCAGTCTTGGTCTTTTTGGTCGCCCCTGGTGCCGCCTGAGAAGCCGTCGTCGTCGGTGGCGGGTTCACGAGCACGATAACCTTACGCTTCGCGGCATCCATCGCCAAGGCGCGTTCGCGACACTTGAGTGCCGTCGCCGCCATCTTCGCGGGGTCGGGGTGGTTCACGCGGACGGCCGCAGCATACATGAGCTCAAAGGTTGCCATTGCTGTTTTTGGATACACATACCACCGTCCAAGGCTCGGCGCCGTGGACACAACCTAAACTTTTTGACACCGAACCGAGACAAATTCGCGCGATGCACACATGACCGTCCCCTTTGGTGCGATACACGTCACGTCCGCGCCATATGCGCACGTGACGTTTACCCGCCCGACCCCCTTCTTTTTGCTGAACCAGGCGGCTACGCCCGCCGCCCATTCGATATCCTGTTGCGGAACCCGTGTCGTCTTTGTCGCCGTACGTAGCACGACGTGGGCGCCCGGACAGTCCTTGGCGTGGAACCATAGATCGTGTGCCTTCATGCGGCTAGATAAAGCGTGATTTTCGGTCGAATCCTGACCCACGATAACCTCAAAGTTGTTCGGGGACGTGAGACGGCGAGGCATTTGTGTTTGTTCGGTATCAAGTGTATCCCATTGTCCTTAGCGCCGCGGACAAAACCTACTTATTTGCGCGCGCGAGTGCTCGGACATAATTCTTGAACGCATTCTCGTTTTCGTTTGCCATACGGGACAGCCTGACCAGGTTCGCAGTCCGATTTATATTCGCAAGTGTCCTGTGGACGTTAATTTTACCACCCGGGCTGCGGGTCCATGTGATTGCTGCGTGCGCAGGCCCGGTCGGGACGGGGTGAGGCCGTACCGGTCGAGGCGTGTGGGCTCGGCGAGGCGGCAGCGGCGGTGGCGGCGGCAAGGTCTGGACGACAGGTGATTGTTTGGCCACCGGCGATCTGTGCCATTTTTTAGCCTGGGTCCGTACGTGCCACCACATACCGGTCGCGTGCGCCAATGGTGCCCGGGCACGCCATGCCGCCTCACTTTTGACCAATCGCGGGAATGAATGTCCACTGGTTTTTTGTGCCAGGTTGTATCGTTTGTCGGCCAGTCGATTAAGTTGGGCGTAGAGTCGACCCAGGCGTCTGTATCCAGCCGGTATACTACTGTTTTCGCCTTCGATAATAGTGGAAATTTTCGCAATCGCCTTGTTCGCCTTGGCAATTTCGTGGAATGTCCCGATAAGATTCGTGCGTCTGGCTGATGTGAGTGAATTTGGGTTCGTGCCCATGTTACGAAATTTTCTCTTTATATTGGGCAAAAATCTTTTAACGAGTTTGGATCGACGGAGCCACAGAGCTTCGTCCCGAACAACATTTTCAAATTTGTATCTGCGTATTTTTTTAAACATTTGTAGTTTTTTAGTAGCCAATGGATTGTGCCGATTCATAAGTCGGGCATATTCCGCCTTGTTTGCATTTGTAAAATTGTTCGATACTCCGAGCGCGTCGATTTTACGATCGAGCGCATCGAGTTCTTTATCGATTTTGTCGTATTCGTAAAATGCCTTGATGACATTACGACGCTTTTCGGGCGTCAGATTCATTTATGATGTGGTCAGAAAATAAAATATGTACCGACCGTAATGAAAACTTGGCCGACGCGATATTTTGCAGGACTCAGTCCTGCCCGGACGCGCATCCGCCGAAAGGAACTCCTGACCCGTACGTCATTCAAACTTGGTCGTTCGGACCGCGGCGCCCGGACACGCAAGTCTCGATGGACACAGTTGTTCCACAGGGTATACCCGGATCTAAAATTTAAAAAAACAAACATTTCGAAAAAGACGGGCATACCGACCAAAACGCTCAACACAGTGTACAATAGAGGTCGGCGCGCATGGCAGACGAGTGGGTCCCGTCCGGGTGTTACGGCCGACCAATGGGGTGTGGCCCGCGTATACAAGTATGTCCTGGTCACGAAGCACAAAGCACCAAAGGCGTGGTATGCGTCGCGTCCCGACCCGGACAACAATTTACGCCACAAAAAATAACTCCTCTTCGTGGAGTTCGCGCTCGCGCTCCTCGTCGCGCTCGAGCACACGTAACATTGCCACGTGTAGGTCGAACCGTTCGTAGCGTGACAATCCGAAATATGCGTCTACGGCCTCGGCCGGCGAACACCCAGTCACCTGTGCACGTTCGGCCATCCAATGGTACATCGACGGCGCAATAGCCTCTTTCGTAAACTCTTCGAAAACTGTGTAGGTCGACATTTAGCGCCAGCAGCAACACCGGCCGGGCGCCGAGGACAAAACATATATTTCCGTATCATAATGCCAATCAGGTGGTATCAGGTTTTCACATACTGGATGGTTATCGCGGGTATGAAACTAAAAATTTTCAATCTGTTTGTTGCGAGTCTGGTGGCGACGATATTAGGACAAATTTATATTATGGTTAATCGCGGTCCGGTAAATCCATTATTTTTATTTTTTAGAATTTTTTTACATATCGCCCCTATGATGTATATATCGCATGAGAATAACCCGAAACATATGGCAGGTTTACTCATAGCCTATACACTCAGTCTACTCGCCCAGGGTACCAACCCCGCCAAAGTATATAAGGAGATTATTTTGCACGAACCGACTGATATGACCATAGAAGAATACGCGCGCCGACGATTTACCACCAGCCCCAACAGCATTTAGACTCCGGTGCCAAACTTAGAATATCTTCAACCAGGTCGTCTATGAGTAAGGTTCGCAACTTTTTGAGTACGTCCGGTGGAATGACATCGCCCTCACCGCGCGCGACAATATTCAACACGTGTACAATCATGGGGGCATCGACGTGACACCCTTTCGTGACGAGTTTAGCCGCCTGAATAACATCCAGTGCGCTCGTGGGCGGGTACGCTTTGAGGTGTGCGTGCACCGCACGTACGAGAGCAGTCTCCATTTTACATCTAAGTCAATCTCTTTTTATACCACGCCATGTAATAATCACCTTCGGTGGGTGGTTCAGCCTCGACGACCGACGTATCGTCGATGTGGCGCCAGACACCCTTGTGTTTGACGTAGACGGTATAGTGTCCGCCGTGCGTCGACCCTTGGTGTACCACGAGTCCAAACAGAACGTGGTTGCCGTACGTGCGCGGAACGGACACGGACCGCCGACCTGTATACTGACTGAACGAAACGACAAATACGGGAGGCATGACCTCGGGGCGCATTTGTTTGACGGCGACGTGGTATTCCTGGCCGGCCGCGTCGACGTAGCCACTGAACGCATCGCCGCTCTCACGTCGGTCCAACAGTTCTTCGAGCGTCTGGCCAGACTTTTCTGGTTCGACCACCATGATCGTGTACGAACTCCGTGTTTCGGACATACCACCCGGGTACGTCACAACCTGGATCTCCGTGCCATTGAAAATATCCTGAATAAATTTGCGACCGAGTGATTGTTCGAATGTGTCGAGTAATTCAAGCACGACTTCCTGTGTGTCGTGCGGCCACCGGTTTGCGAAACGCGGAAACCGCTCACAGAACGCGGCGTAAAATGGCCGAACGTCCGCCGAAAATCTGGGTTCTGTCCTCCACAGCTGGCGGACCAGCACGGCATATGCACTCGTCAGCTCACAATCACCTTCGTACTCTCCGTTCAGAAATCGGTTCGTCAAAGCCGGGACGTGCGCCAGGCACTGCAGCGCCGAGTTTAAGAAACAGGTGTTCCCGAGGTTTTCCATCTAGAACGAAGACGCCCCAAAACTCTAAGAGTATGGCCGATCAGGCTCACGATCTGTTTGACGCCTGGGAGCCTATTATCCGCCGCCACAGCATCAAGGAGACGAGCGAAATTGAGATTCGTATCGGAAAAATGAACCGCGGGTCTTTCGATACGAATGTTACCCAGGCCGTACACGACAAGGCGCTCCGCCGGCTGTACAAGTACACGGGCTGGGAGGACGTGACGGAGTCGGACACGATCGTGTACCATTACCCGAGTTCGCGCCGGGCGACGTACGACAATGACAAGGAGGACATTACCGAAAGCGTCATCAAGCGTCGCCTCGAAGTGAATGACTTTTCTTTGGTCGGCCAGCCGTTCGACGTTCGGCTCGGCGTGTCGGCTGAAATTCCAGCCGACCACGATCCGAATGAAGAGGCGACGATGGTCCGGTCCAAGAAGCGTGTTTCGTTTACGCGAAAGAATCTCCGAATCGACGTGACGAGTGTCACTGGCGATTCGGATGACCCGGATTGTGACGAAGAGACGCAGTACCAAATTGAGCTCGAACTGTTGGCCGTCCCCGAATCAAAGAATGAATTGTTCAACATGGTGTACAAGATTTTTGACGTTCTGTGCATCACCGCATAGCATTTTCAAATTCGCGAACAAGATTTGAGTTTACGGACGAGGTTGGCGAAGGTGACGCCCGCGACGCCTTGACCGCCTTGAGTGTATTGTACCAGTTTTTAGATTTCATCTTTTCAAAATTTGTATACGTGGCGTTGTTTTGCAGGAATGCCCTAGCGACCGCAAGTCGTTCGGCGCGCGTCAACGTGTTGAATTGGCGTGCACGCCCATTACGCGTAATGCGTCCGTTCAGTCCTTCGCTAAATGTATAGTGCCGACCGTTGACCGTGACGTTCGGCCCCCGATTGCTCGTCGGTGACGGCGAAGCACCCCGTTTGTTCTTTATCATGGCGAATATCTGGGCGGCCGAGCGGTTCTCGGACGCACCCGGTATGTTCATGTTTCGGGCGATCCGTACCAGTTGAGCGACCGTGTACCGAGAATATTGTTTTCCGTCGATTCGGTTACCGCTGACGTTATACACGCCGGCGACCCGGGTGGGACTCGCCGACCCGGTGATTCCGAAAATATTTTTGACGCGCTGTGGTACACGTACGCCCGCATTTTCGTACGCTTTAAGTACAGTCTTCTTCCCGGCCGCTTTGCCGGTCGGAATCTTGTAAAAGTACGGCTGTTTACCCGGCCCGGGACGAACGTAAAACCCGGGCCGGTTCGCATTCCAGTTCGGGGCGCGACGCGGCGGGCTCTTTTTCGGCGCGACGACTGAGCCGCCGGCCGCACCGCCAAACACGGCAAGTACATTTGCGGGCATGTTGACGCCGGCGTTTGCGTACGCCCGGAGCGCCTTTTGGTGGACCAGACTCATGTTTGCGACGACGGGATAGAATCGAGGGAGACCGTTCGGTCCCGGACGGACATACATTCCGGCGCGCGCATTTGCGTAACTGCGTGCGCGAGGATACCGGACGTTCAGCTTGGCGAGCCGTTGTGCGTTTTTATTTCTGGACGCGGTGGGCACCGCACGCATACGCGTCGCGGCCAGGGGCTCGTACACCGGGCGACCGGACGCATTTGTGAGTCGCCGACCGTTGAGTCCCGTGGCAACCTGACGCTTGAACATGTTCAGCGGGCCGACATACTGAATGATTCGGTGGATGACGATCGGTGCCGCCGAAAGGTTTTTAGTACCGCGTATGAGAACCGTTCCGTTTGTAAAAAATACGAGCGTCATCGCGGGACTCTTCCAATGGACGAACGCGCCCGACGAAAACAATTCAGGCTCGTTCGATATCGTGCCGACCGAACTCGGTACGTTACGCGCAAAGTGCCGAGCCATGTCGTCCAGAATAATTTTGTGATCGATATTCAGACGGCCGTCAACCTTGGTAAGTTTGACCGTGTTTGTGTTTACGCGCAGACCCGGGAAGAACCTCGCCACTTTGCGAAGAACCGGTTCGTACGTCGCTTGGCCCGACGTCGTGATGTGCATCGAACTGCTTTTGTGCAAGACGGCCGAGCCACCACCTTCCGTGCGAAAGTTCCAATGGGCGACTCCGGTCGGATCACCGACCAGTCCGTGCGTCCGCGTGAGGCGACACGTCGGCGGGTTTCCGATGAGGATGCGTCCTTCCACGGACGTGACACCGGCCGGCAAGGTGTCCGGCAGAGAAAACGCGCCCCACGGTACATAAAGAGTGACGGTCTTGGCCGTCGTGACCGGCTTGGTCATTTTGTACCCGTCTTCACTAAAGCGCGATTCGTTCGAAAACGCGGACGCCTTACGAGCCCTGAGCGCTCGCTGAATTTTCACAGCCGCGGCCGCGCGCGCATTCATATACTAGGTGTCGAGAGATTTTTACACATCGGAGACTATATCGCTCGTCGAAATGTCGAGACCGTAAATGACTGGCTGGGTCGTGTACGCATTTCCGCGATAGACGCACGTCTCGGTCCGAACCTCGATTTCGCGCCCGGAGAACGGACCGGCGTACGTATCCGGGTTGAAGCGACACTTGCCGAGCAAGTTTTCTTGACAGTGCTGATGGAACATCTGGACGAAAATCTTCTGCGGACAGAACAGCTCCGGGCCGTACAAAACCTTTTCGCCCGAGGACAAAAAGTGCTGTAGCGGGTTGGTGAGCATAGCCACCTGGTTCTGAACCGTCTTGAAATACTCCGGCAGGACGTTCCAGATATCCTGGTCGTTATACTTTTGGGCGTACTCGAGGTATGCCCGGACGCACTTGCACAAAATAGCCGGAATCTCGGCGTCGAGCTTCTCGTCGAGGTGCGGGTCCGCCTTTTGAACCTGGCGACCGAAATTCCACGTCACGAGACGGCGAAGCACCGACCCTGAATTATCACGATAGCCCGGAACCTCGTTACCGGCGAGAATACCCGGTACGTTCCACGTCATCGAAAGTGCCTTGTCATTCTTGCGCGCGATCGACACATCTTCACCCGAAACCATAGACTGAAACTCCGCCTGTTCGAGCGCCAGATCACCCTTGACCTCCGGCGAGATGAACATGAACCCGTCGTGGATCGACCAAAGCCCAAACTTCTTTTCGATATTATTCGAAAGGGTCCGAACATCCTCCGAATCGTAAAACTTTTTACAAACCTTGGTAATGAGCGTCGATTTACCCGAGCGCGCAATACCCTTGAGAAACGGAATCACTTGCCAGCCGTCGAGGACGTTCGTGTCGAAACACAGCCGCCCGATGAACACGTAGAGCCAACGGGAAACGTCGTCCGAGAACCGCTGGTAGGTCATGACGGTCTGCATGTGCGGCGTCGGAATATCGTACCAATCTTTGACCCCTTCGTAATGGTCAAACTCTTGGTCGAAAAACTTACAACTTACGATTGTCGGGTCGAGCGATTGACACTCGGGCGTATCGTACTTGTAAAATTTGGTCGTGTATTGTTCGTCGTTCCACTCACGCCCGACAAAGATACCGTTACGGAACGACCATACGTTACGATTCTTCTTGATTTCGGGAAATTGCATGTCGCGACAGTTGCTCAGATGTGTGATTGTGTCCCGGACGATCGACCCCTTGCTCGTCAGGTTACGCCACATATCATACTTGTCCTCCTTTTGGGTATAAAAATACACAAACTCCTTCACCTCCATCACGGGCCGCCACGCCTTCGTCAGGTGGCCGTCGGACGTCTCAATCTGTTTACAGCACTGACCCTTGTACCGACGCATCTTCATAATGTACGTCTGGTTCAGGAGGTACAGGAGCAGGCACTGAAACGGACTCGGTTGATCCTCCTCTTCGCCGGCCGTCTCGATCGTCTTACACCGGAAGAGCGACGACTCCATGTCGCCCTGGAGCGGCGCCGTACACGTCGGGTGGTTAATACGCTCGAACGAACGAACGTACCGGAAAATGATTTCGTAAGCATCGTCGGCCGATTCAATCAGGCGCATCATACGGAATGCGACCCGGAATTCATCGCCGTTCACATCGATGGTCGGGCGATCTTTGATACCAAGTTGGCTGGAGCGATGGTACAGCTCGGAAAAAAGGTTTACCAGGCGACGTTTTTGTTCAAGAATTCGGTCGAGATCGACA